TCCAATATATCGCCAGGGACACACGAATCAAGACAGATATCCCAGGTGAAGGAAAATGGGTTTCAATCTATTGGGCTGCAGCAGACGCACAGACACCGGTCAAGGAAGAACGCATCGACGAGAAGCCTTTCTTCACGTGGCGATGGGCAAGCAGTCCTGCCGGATCCCCGTGGGGAGTGGACAACCCGGGAAGCGTACACATCCCGAACATCAAGATGCTGCAGATCATGTCTGATGACCAACTCCGCGTCTCACAGTTGCAGGGACGTCCCCCGATCAAGAAGACCGAGGGACTGAAGGTCAACTTCACCCCACATGGCATGACCGAGCTCACCCCTGGAGCTGACTTTGCGCCCGTGCAGATCGTAGGGGATATGTCGTGGACGCAGGAAATCAAGATGGAGATACGCGAATCCATCAAGAGCGGCTATCATACAGATTTCTTCCTGGCACTCATGAATCTGCAGGATAGGAAAAAAACTGCTACAGAGGTACAGGCTCTTGTGGATGAGAAAAGCGCAATCATGAGCAGTTTTGTCTCAAGACTGAGTCACGAATTCATCGAGCCGGTGCTTGAGGCGGTCTACCAGCAGGAAATGTCCAGCCAGAACCTATCCCCTGCCCCGAACGGTATGGAGGATGGACAGCTCAAGATCGACTTCGTGAGCCCGCTTGCCATGCTGCAGAAACGTGGTAGGTCGCTGAACACCACCAAGCAGTTCCTTTCGGAGATCCTTGCAATCGCAGAGATATCACCCAGTGTCCTGGACAAGCTGGACATGGATGCGTACATCGAGATAGCAGCAGACGGCTACGACGTCAACGAGACCGTGGTCAAGAGTGCAGAGGAGGTCAAGCAAATCCGTGATGCAAGAGCACAGATGCAGATGCAGCAGATGCAGTTCCAACAGCAGATTGAGGCAGCCAAGGCTGGTGCACAGACGTATGGCGCTACGAGCAAGGCACCGGAAAAGGGAAGCCCGGCAGAGGCAACAACCAGTGGAGGTGCTAGAAGATGACAACCAAGGAACGACAGGCATGGAGGAATACATTCAGCTCCACTGACGGCAGGGCTGTACTGATGGACATCCTAAACCAGCTCGGGTTCTTTGCAGACGACCCTGCAGTGATGGACCCGAAGCTCATGGCCCATGCCAACTGGATGCTGGGCCGGCTCGGCGCCAGGACATTCAACAACCTCCCAGCCTATACCGATGCAATCGTGGACTGCGGAGGATTGCAGGATACAAACGACAACGAAGAAGGAGATGAACGGATATGAATGAACTACTCAGGCGTCTGATGATGATCATGATGGCCCCGGACGGTGGAGCTGATGGAGGAGGCACCCCCTCCACAGAAGGCAATCCTGCTCCTGCAGGGGATACAACACCTGCGGACCCTACCGGAACACCACCGAGTGGTACGGAAGGCAGTGAAGGAGCTCCAGCAGGCGATGCAAAGCCGAATGAAGGTACCAAGCCGGAGCTACCCAAGTATGCTTCCCAGCTCTCCCCTGAGAAACGTGAGAGTGAGGACTACCAGAAATACGTCTACAAGCACCAGAAGCTGGACGACATTGCCGACAACTACGTTGAGCTATCCAAGAAGCTGGAGCGCTCCCTGCAGGTCCCCGGAAAGGATGCAGACGAGAAGGATATCAAGGCGTTCCTTTCCAAGCTGGGAGTTCCAGAGAAGGCTGAGGAATACGACCTTGAGGTCAAGGGAATCGACCCGGATGCACTGCCAAAGGATATGGCTGACCGCTTCCGCAAGGACTTCCATGATGCAGGGCTCACCAAGACACAGGCACAGAAGATGTACCACGTGCTTGCCAGGAACTACCTACAGGGCATGGCTGCAATCCAGAACCAGCAGAAGCAGGCAGCGCAGACCTTCGATGCACGCCTTGCTGCAACACTGGACAAGACCTACGAAGTCAAGAGCGAGCGCGATGATGCCATGAAGGAATCTGCAAACCTCTTCAAGCAGCACATGCAGAGAACCGGTCTTGGCAAGCTCTACAAGGACTCAGGACTGATCTACAACACTGATTTTGTGCTGAAGATAGCTGCAGAGGAAAAGGCACGTGGGGGAAGGACCCTCGTGCACGGGACACCTAACGGGAAAGGTGAAGATTCTAAGGGCGAATTCGGGACCAGCTACAGCGATGAGTTCCAGAAAGCCTACGGGAAATAGGAGAAAATACAATGGGAATACTTGACGACATCCTGGCAGGTATAGAAGAACCTGAGGACACCAAGAAGAAGCAGCAGGATCCAGCAGAACCAAATACTGATCCCAAGGAGCCTGAAACTGCTGAGAGCAATGGCACTCCCTGGTACTCTGACGAGTTCAGGAACGCATACAAGATCAAGGACCAGACCCAAGCGTAACGCGCTTGGTTGCATTGCCCTCCAAGGGGGCGTGATAATCGGATAAAGGCAGCAACGGGACTTGCTTTACAGCCAAGGTGTACCGAGTAGGGAACCATAAGGCTTGGCGGTGAGGGAACGGAGGCCGGCTACAAACAAAACATAAAATGTCAGAGAGGTATCAGACATGTCAAAGATCGTTAGCACACAGGCGATGAACATCGTCGAGGCAAGCAAGAGAGAAGGCTATACCGACAAGGCGTCGTTCCTGACCCAGCTTGCCAAGAAATACGACTTGCTTCAGGTAGCACCCTGGTTCCCTTCCAGTGATGGTGCTTTTCACAAGTACACACAGGCCGTACGGCTTGGAAATGGCGGATTTGTAAAGGCCAACGGGCCGGTGCCGTCCATCTCATCCAGTGCGGATACCTTCATCGAGGCAATCGCATCCTACCAGGCAGACAGCAGGGTCGACGACAGCATCCTGAAGACTGCCAAGGAGCCCGGCAAGGTCCGAGACTCTGAGGATGTGGCCAACCTTGAGGGTGTCATGAAGAACTGGATGTATGAGCTTTTCTACGGGACAAACTCCATCGAGGGTTTCAAGGGCTTTGCAGAGCGCAGGGCTGCCTTGGACGAGCAGTACACTTTCGACAATGGTGGAAGTGGCTCAGACCTTACCAGCATCTGGCTCATGGAGCTTGGGGAGAGAGGTTTCAACTTCCGTTATCCCAGTGGCGCTCAGCCAGGCATCTCAAGCGACGACAGGGGCAGGCACCTTGTGCGCACGCTTGCAGACGATGGTGATTTCTGGGCTTGGATACGACACTACGAGATCTATGCAGGCATGGAAATCAAGAACCCGAAGGCTCTTCTCCGTCTTGCAAACATCGAGAGCGGAGGTTCCTCCATCGCACATGCAAAATTCATCAAGATGAAGAACCAGTTGCCGAACGTCGGACGTGACGCAGTTGGATTCGGGAACAGGACAGCACACGCAATCGTCGAGACCATGGCCTACGACAAGAGCAATGCAGCCTATTCCCTCCAGGACATCGAGGGCTTCGGTCCAGTGGTTCGTCTTGTAGGGATCCCAATCATGATGATTGAAACCATCCTCGACACCGAAAGCGCGCTTACCGCGTAAGAAGGAGCAATACATGCGAGATAAATTATTGATGTTCGGGGCCCTGAGCCTCGCAACCAAGGACACACCAGTATACTCTGCTGATTATCTGGACATGGGAGAGCCGGCAACCCATAACACAGGCAATGATGGGAACATCGACATTGTGTTCCAGCCTGCTGCAGATTTCGTTGTAGCAGACAGCATGACACCGTTCCTGCAGGACAGTGCAGACGGTTTATCCTGGGCTACCATTGCCACCGGCAAACTTACCGCAAAACCCTCGGCACTCACACAGATAACCATGCCGATGCCTTCATCGCATCGCAGGTATCTGAGAGCTGGGGCAACACCAGCGAGCACTGGGGTATTCACTGCAACCACAGTGAATGCATGGATTGAGCTCGGTAAGTGAGATGTAGCCGGATTTGACCTCCTATAACTGTTTTGGCGGCGGCTTGTGGTTCGCCCGGCCGCCGCCATCTTACTACCGAACAAGGAGAACGTACGAATGAAAATCAGATGCAAGACCAGTTGTTTCCAGTCATCAAGACTCAGACGCTTCGACGAGGGAAAGGTGTACGACCTTGACCAGAAGGACATGAAACAGCTTCATGAAGACGAAATTTCCAAGTATTTCACGACAGAGGACGGGAAGGACCTTGTGAAAGCTCCATCCACTTCAACAACAACGACCGCAAAGAAGGATAAGTAGCAATGGCAGCGATCAGCTATGATGTGCAATGGGTGGACATCGTGAACCGAGCCCTTACCAGGGTTGGACTCACGCAGATCAGCAACCTTGATGAAGGGTCATCAGGTGCCAATTATGGCTCACAGTTGCTCCCCCAGGCAATCGAGACCGTCTACTCTGCTTACCACTGGAGAGACGCAACCAAATACGTACAGCTTGTACCACTTGCTGAGTCTCCTGCCTATGGATACACATACCAGTACCCACTTCCTGAGGACTTTGCGCTGATCAAGAGTGTGGAAGTCTCGGAAGCCTACGAATACATGGACAAGAAGATCCTCACCAATGCAACAGAGGTATTCGTCTCATATGTGGCGCTCCCAAAGCTCCCCAGCGACATGACACCGCTTCTGAGCGACATGGTGGTGAGACAGCTTGCCTACCTCATCAGCATACCGATGGTCAAGAACGATGCAATCAGCAACAGGATCTACAGCGAGTTCCAGCAACTCCATGCAATGGCCATGACACGGGAAGGAATCGCACAGCATGAGGAAGACAACGCGATAGGATGGTACGACGAGAGCCGTTGACCGTCCTGTTTGACATAGGAGAGGAGCATCGTGGCAGACTACTCTGTTTTACAGAACAATTTCATAAGCGGGGAGATTGACCCAATGCTTGAGGGCCGGCTGGACAGTGTGAAGTACCAGACCGGCCTCAGATTGTGTCAGAATGTACTGCCTACAATCTATGGTGCCCTGGTAAAGCGACCAGGCACACGATACCTGGCAAGCATAGGCTCACTCATCACAAAGGCCCGCATCGTGCTTTTCGATGGTGGTGATGACAACAGGTACATCGTGGAATTCACCAACAACAAGCTACGCTTCTTTGCCATGGATGGATCGCTGGTACTGCACTTAGGGGCCACCTATGAGATTGCAACAACATACACCGATGTACAGCTTGACGAGCTCTCCTGCGTAATGAACAAGGGAGTGCTTTATATCGTGCATCCATCCCACAAGCCGGCCAAGCTGGAAAAGACTTCCACTCCCCCATTCACCCTGACTGAGCTCACCTTCACCGGTGGTATGACCTTCTCTGCAGCAGGTGATTATCCATCCACACAGGCCTTCAAGGGTGGACGGTGGTATCTTGCAGGCACAACGAACAACCCGAACACCATCTATGCATCCAGGAGCCCTGACGAGACCGGGGACCGTTTTCTCAACTTCACCTTCAGTGAGCTCATCGACAGTGTTGAGACGGTGCTGCCAGACCATGCATTTTTCCTGCAGGAGACTGATATGCACGGTTCCAGGATAAACTGGATGATAAACCAGAAGCGCATCATCGTAGGGGCAGGAAGGTCCATCTGGATGGACAGCGGGGAAATGGCAACGCCATCCACATTCGACATGAGCGTCACCCTCAACACAGGAGCCAGCAAGGTACGCCCACAAGCATACCAGGGCTTTGTGATTTACGCAGGAACCGGTGGGAAAACACTGAACATCATCCAGTACAGCCAGGACAGCGGTGGTTATGTGGGGACCGAGCTCAGCATGACTGCAAGGCATCTGCTCACTGCAGGCATCAAGGAATTCGTGGTTACCGAGACGCAGATAGGGGCAGTCATATGGGTGTTGCTGGAAAACGGATCCCTGCTCTCCTGTTCGCTGGACATAGGCAACAGCGTCATAGGCTGGGCACGACATCCGCTTGGATACGGACAGGACCAGAACGAGATGGTTGTGCAGAGCATCGATGTGGTCCCGGGATCGGAGGATGAATACGACAAGTTGCTTCTGGTGGTGAAACGCTCAGGAGCGCTTTTCCTGGAATCACTGTCCATATCAATCCCAGATACGCTCCTGCAGGACTCTGCATCCCCTGCATACATAGACTGCCACAGCTACCACTACAGTGCATCTGGGACCGACAGCTTGAATGTGCCATACCTTGGAGGGGAAACGGTTGACGCAATCGCTGACCAGGCAGTCCTTCCTGTACGAGTGGTATCCCCCTCAGGGGATGTCACCTATG